AATAAGTTATTGAAAAATTCTTTGACCTTATATACAAAACCACTCCTTTTGATAGGAGTGGTCTTTAAGATATGTAATGCGATATATTTGTTCATATTAATATCCTCTTTTAATTACCTTTAGAGAGTTCATAAGGAGTTTAGCTATTTCTACATCGCCTTTTTTGGTTAGCTTACTAACTTCCTCGTTAATTAAACCCTCGACTTCAAGAATAGCTTCACTCCAATTGGGCATCATGTCATCTCTTTTATTCATTATCATTCTCCATTTCAGCAGCAATGTCTAATCTTGACTTTGCATACATGACCAAACCAAAATCATAACCTTGTTTATAATAAGCAGAAGACCTTTTACTATCATCAATAATGCCTGATAATAAACCATCGGCAACACCATCTTTAAAAAATGAAAGATATGATGCTCTTTTTTTCTCTAAAGGACTAAGCATCGGCATCTCCTATAAATAAGAAACCACCACCATTGCCCTCGGGGTCGCAACTAACCTCAATGGCTATGTCTTTATAGCCTTTTTTCGTTAGCACAAACTTTGGGAAACCATTGTAGCCATCGTCATCTACCATGCCTACATATTGCTTGATTTTAAAGCCCTCAAGCTGCTTATAATGGTCGTAAAAACCTTTATTACCTGACATCAGAACTACCTCCCTTGCTTTTGATTAACTTACCAAAATAGTAAACACCATCTTCTTCGTTGAGTTCGTAAGAGATAAGATCTCCAAGGTTGAAATCAGAGAACGCAGGTACGTTATTAATCTCTCCAACACCATCTTTGGCAGTACCACTAAGAACCTCGACCCACATTCTTTCGCTACCAATACCCCTTGCTTTCGACTGGGCATTAACTGGAAATCTTACTTTAATCATATTATCGCTTTGGAATAACTCATCAGTAGGTAGCGATTCATTACCTCTAATGAATGTCATATTAGTTTTATTCATTATCTATCCCCCAAATTAAATTCGTTTTTAATCTTCCAAAAAGCATCCTCTAACTTTCCTATGTCTGACATATACAGATCGTTACAATCTCTAATCATCATTAGACAGTTTGATATAGTTTCGTGAGTTTCTTTAATAGCTTTCATTTGATCAACAGTTAAAGATTTCATAGCAGCTTCTCTTATAGCGTCTGCTTCATCTCTTTCTATTTCCCATTCAGAACGATTATCTGTAGTTGACTTTGCACCATCAGGTGCTTTTAAAAGTTTAGGCATATGTCCATCTCCTTTTTTGCTAGAACAAGATAGTTATATAGGTATTCATAGCCTAGTGTCAAGCATTAAAATTCATCTAAAATACTTTTTGTTTCTACATGGGTGTATTTGTTGGTTACTTTGCCGTATTCAATTTCTTCAGCAGCTCTTGGATCGTCTTTGAAAGCGTCTTCGGCTTGTTCTTCTAAATTAGGTTTTGTTTTTTTTCGCATAGCTTCTTTACATGCTCTTCTAAAAGCATTGTATTTTTCACTACTAGTCATAGCGAACATCCCATTGTGCATTGTCGGGTTTGCAGGGCCAGCAAAACCAAGACCAGCCATTATCAACTGAATACGAAGCGCCTGGTCTTCCACAAACCGAACAAATGTTCGTCTTTGGTATGGGCTGCGCTGCTGCAACCCATGTTCTTTTCACATCCCATGTTCTTCGTCTACTTTGTTCGCTCATTTTCTGCCTCCTTTATTGCCCAAAATAATCTTGCAGCTACTTGGGGAACTATACTATTCCCCAATGATTTTATTCGGTGTGTCCGATTGGATACCCCATGAGCCACTCGACCCACTCGGGGTTCAGGCTTCCACCAGATTGGTCCTGATCCGATTTCGAGTTGTCTATCTCGCTCATTCTCTTGACTATTACCCCCAATTGAGTATCTTGCCTCTTGCTCCGATATAGATCTAGGTTCTCCCCCGAGTCCTTGTAATCCCGAGCCGTTGGTGTAGGGTACATCTCCCTTTTCTTTTTCTCTGCCATTGCAACTGCTGTCTGAAGTGTCGCTCCGAATTTTGTCCCGTTTCCCCGAATTGATGTCTTTCCGTCCTCGCTTACCGATCCCGACATCTTTCCCGTGTGTGCGCCTCTCGGTGTCGCTGTTGGCGTGGGCCACATCATCTGCTTCTCTTGTTTCTCCTTGAAGTCTACTGCATCCGATAGTTTCGCTCCGAACTTCGTTCCCGTTCCTTTCCTCGTCACCGTGTAACCCGACTGGTTCTCCTCCACATAATCCCCCATTCCCGGGAAGTAGTCCGTTGCTTTCGGTGTGGGCCACATCTTCATCGTGTTCTCGTCCACTTGCTCCCTCAAATTGGAAGGTTTGCTGCGACCTTTCCGATGTCCGTTCATCATTCGGATTGTAGCTTCTTCTGACCTTTGGGGTAGATGATCCATCGTGTTCGGTGTGGCCCACAATCCAACATCGTTCTCGTCTGTGTTTGGCATCTGCGGCGCAAGCTGGAATAATAAATGGTGCGGCTTTGTATCCGATACTCTCCAAGTCAAAGAGACTTCTTTTGAGGCCCATTGGCATGTTAACAAAGCCTCGCACATTTTCCCCAATGATCCATCGAGGTCGTATGTCTTCAATAACCCTAACCATTTCGTGCCAGAGATCACGGTCATCTGTATCTCCTCGTTGTTCTCCTGCGACTGACCAGGGTTGGCAAGGGAATCCTCCAACAACGATGTCTGCATCTCTAAATTCTTTTCCATCAAAACTCCTTATATCACTAAATATTGGAACATTATGCCAATGTTTTCGCAAGACTTTTTGGCAATAAGGTTCTCTTTCTACAAAGGCAACTGTTTCAAAGCCACCCACTAATTTCTCAGCAGCGTAACTAAAGCCACCGATCCCACTAAATAAATCAACTATTTTCATTTATAAGTTCTCCGTTGCTGTTCTTGCATCGTATTCACCTCGACTCATGTCTCCGTCTACAGTACCAAGCCACTTACGACCACCTGACCTAGAAAAAGAATACTTAGATATTCTAACTTCATTCAATAATTCTCTGACCAATCCATCAATTGTTCGCTGTGTTGCGTTATCTAAAACTTTAGGTGCATCAGAATCTGCAGCCATTCTTTGCAATATTGCATCAGCTCCCGATTGTTGTGTTAATGCTCTACCATCACGCTCACATAAGGCAATCCAAGCAAACAAAGCATCTTTCTTTATTTGTCTGTTACTACCTGAATGCAGCCTTGCTATATCTTCAGATCGATCTTCTAATAATCCCGTAAATACATCACGAATAAAGTGACGTATATCACGCCTTGCAGGTCCATTTGATTTAACAACTGCACCATCAAAGCATCTGTTTCTTTGGTATTCGATACCTAAGTCCTGACAACGCCTACGACCTGTTGCTTCATCAACTTGCCATATTGTAAAAGCACAACGTACACCATCAACTAATGCTGACGTACCTCGTATCATATTCCTTGCTTGTTCAGGTGTTGATACAACGGCATCATCTTTAATCTTTGTCATGTGATGACACATAATGACTGAAGCACCCGTTTCTGTAGCTATCTTTGCAAGAAGTCCAGTCAACGCTGCTCCTGCCGCTGGATCGGAGTTTACATCTGCATGAACAAATGATGCCAACGGATCAAACACAATTAACTTTAAATCACTCATCTGTAGTATTTGTGCATATATCTTTTCAAACTCATCGCTAGTTCTGTAGCCATCATGTGTATCTTGGAGTATAGGAAACACACCACCAACATTCGGCAAAGATACGACTCGTAGCTCATGTTCATAGTTAAACCTAGAATTGTTCGCATCTAAGCGTTCAATTCTTCTGTGCATTTCACCTTCATCATCTTCTGCTGTAAAGATAATTGCATTACCAAACTCGGTAATATTACCACCGAAAGATGCAGACAAGGGCTGACCACTTGCTACTTTCATAGCCAAGTCCAAAGTCATCATGCCTTTTCCAGCATCACCAGACGCAGAAAATATTATAGGAACAGCCAATGGTAGTGTTTCACCGATTAAAAACTTCTGTTCAGGTGCTTTACCCTCAAACCTATTTATTAACAAACTGTTATCTAATAGATTTATATTTCGTTTAACATGCTTAACTGTTGCACTTAGAAACTGACTTATATCAAAACTTTCGGCTATAGCATCGGCTGCATCCCATCTTTCAGGCTTACCTAAAGGTGGTGTAAGCATTGTTACTGACCTTGCACCTGCGTTCATAGCTAAGTCTTGCACGAGTTCAGCTACCTTTTTACCTGCATTATCATTGTCGGGCCATATCGTTAGTTCCTTGCCATGCAACGGTGAGAAGTCAAACTGACTAGCTGACTTACGAGACAGCATTCCAGCACCACCCATGGTACATGTAGCTGTAAATCCCATCTCATTAAGAGCATCAGCACATTTCTCACCCTCAACCCATATGATTTTATCTGAAGCAGAAATGTTCGGTATATTATATAACGGTCTGACATCAGGCATCTTAGGATACGGATTAGTTCCAGTGAACTGACGAAACTCTTTCTTAGGCTTGCCATGATCGTCCATTACTGGATTGCCTGCACCGTCTCTCATATTGTATCGTCTGACCATACATATGACTTCACCGTCCACACTTAAATAAGAATGCTCACTATCAAATGGTGTGTTGATATTTATTTGCTGTCTCAATGATTTGTTGATTATAGAATCAATCGGAGGAGCAGCATTTTCGTCTCTAAGAAATCTAGGAGTGTCGTCTAAATAATCAGAAAAAAATTCTTTTATTTCGGGTAGCTTCATGTCACGACCCTCCATCAATATCTTAACAATGCCTCCAACGCCACTTGATCCGTTGAAATCATTGCCTTTCATAAACCAAGGTGATCTTGGATTAATATCTATCTTTAAGGATTTTCCAGGTTCTCCATTTAAAGAGCCTACATTAAACTCGTCACCCCTAATTACACCATTAGGATATGTGTCTCTTAAAATATCAATCTGTGTTTGTGGTGGAACTTTCTGACTTATTAATTCTACTAATTCTCTTCCACTCATATCACGATTAGCATTGCCAAATCTTACTATACTCATTATACTATCCCTACCTTCATTGGCTGAAGTTATAGGCGACATTTTTCTTCTCATCTGTCGCCTATTTTAACTCCAACAAGTCTCCTTATAATTACACCACTTACAATCAAACATTTCTTTTGATTGAGCTATTCGTGGCAACATCTCACCAGCTTTTGTAGCTTGTAATATATTAACTGCCTTATCACTAATCTCTTGAGCAAGAAACTTATCAAAAGGAACAAGTTCATAATATATTTCGCTAGTATTTTTATTAACTACGGTAAATAAACATGGATGTTCTGTTAGTTCCATGTATGCCTGATACAAAGCTATCTGAGCTGCATATATAGGATTAGTCTTTGCCATACCTTTCGATTGAAACTCTTTGAACTTTCTGTCATTAGCTGATTTGTTTTCCCATAAAGACGGATAGCCCATACCAACAGGGCCTCCACATATTACACCATCTATATGACCTCTTATCTGTCCATCAGATATAGAAAAACCATATTGATCTCCATTTTTCTTTTCAGTTCGCAAATCAAAACCTGCTTGTTTCAACCAATTAGCCATACTGTCTTCTATTTCGTGACCAAATTGGAATATTCTTAGTGTTTGTGGGCTAAAGTGTCTATCTTGGTCAACTTCCTGACCCATGTAAGTGTATTGTATTTTTCTTGAACACTTTTCTCCGAGTGAAGACCCCCCCAAATATGTTCGTCTTGGAATACTATCTGACTTTTCTTTAATACCTTTGTCAACAAAATCTGCTATTTGATCTTCAAAAGGGTATGTCTTCAAGTCCTTCGGGTTGCCTGATTTGACCGAAGTATTTAATATGAGATTGTGTAACATAGTCGCAGACAAACTCATTTTCTATCTCCCTTGATGATTGTATTACTGATATTAAAGCCACCATTTGTTCTTCTGTCAAATCGCATAATTTTTTCTCCCAACCTATTTTGTTAAATACTTTAGCTGCATTCTTTAATGAATTGTCTTCGTTGTTGGCTGTATCCATATACTTTCTCCGTCATCTAAATCTTCATGTGAATAAAAATCTAATTTGAATAATTCATCGTGACCAGACATTACTTTGCAATAACCACCTAATATATCATAGCCTAACTCTTCCATAATGTTTTCCATAGCCTCTGTTACTTTGTTCATAAGTTCATGTTCACTATTTATACCAGATATATGCAAAAACATTGATCCATCAACAACATCTTGAATGCCAACCTCATTAGATATATTTATTTTATAATTGAGTGTTATTCTTTGCATCTTTTCCCTCTGCCCATAAAGCACCATAACCAATTATATCTATAGGATTATCAATATTCTTTGAATTTTGTGAATCTCTTACTAATTTACCAACCATAAAAAATTTATACATATCTTCAAATGTAAGATCTGATTTTAACTTATGTCTCCATAATACATTCATAATTTTAGCTATTGATTCATGTGTATCTTTCGCATCACCATGTGTTCTTGCCCTAGCACCATTAATCAATTGTTCTGCTTTTTTTAATGCTTCACTACGATTCATTTTTATCTCCTATACTTATGATTTTATTATCTATATCTCTCTTGTTCCACAAATAATTTAACCAACAAGCAGCCTTATATTTGTTCCAACTAAAATCCATAACTCTAACTGTTATACCACAGTTCTTTAATGCTTGTGTTTGTTTAGGTGTTACAGCTTCATTCAACCATCTTTTACCTTTTCTTGCACCGTCACTATCCTCAATCTCTCTTAGGAAGTCATCAGCAGATGCTATGGCTTGTTCTTTAGTACCAACACTAACCACCCTTAATCGTCCATTAGAACGCTTTACAAGGGCTATAGACACATCATCTAAGTGTGCAACTAACCCAAAGCCATTAAATCCACTAGCACTCATACAACGTCCATTATCAAATAGATCAACCCAACGATAAGGTGATCTATCCATAAGGTCAACTTCGGTCATAATGAAGTCTTCTAATACTTCTTTATCTTGCTGACCAAACTCATATCCACATAAAGGACATTCACGAGATGATAATGGTACAACTGATTCGCATTGTGGACATATTTTTTCAGGAGCAGCACCTGTTCCTCTAGCCTCTGAACCTTCTAAGTCAACTAACTCATCTAACGATCCATGTGTAAGTACACTTGTTCCAAAGTCTAAAACTATACAATCTCTTTTTATAATTCCAGGATGTTCTTCAGGATCTATTGTTCGCAGTCCACGACCAATCATCTGCACCATTGTAGATTTATATGAACATGGTCTTGTTAAAACAATGCAACTAACTGGTGGAGCATCAAATCCTTCTGTAAGCACAGCAACATTAACAACGACCTGAACATCTCCGTGTTCTAAATCATGTAATATTTGTTGTCTTTCATCGCTTGGAGTTTCACCCGTAAGTAGTTCAGACCTAATGCCAGCCCTACGATATTCATCGCAAACATCTTGTGCATGTATAACTGTAGAACAAAAGACAACTGTTTTTCTATCTCCCGCTTTCTCTTGCCATTCCTGAACAATACGTTCATTGATGGCTCTCTTATTCATAATACGCTCAACTTCGCCCATATCAAAATCAGATATAGTTTTGCGAACATTTTCTAATTCTTGTCTGACACCTACATCTACAACAAATGTCTTTGGTGGTACGAGAAAACCCTCACGGATTAATGTGGTGATTTCTATTTGGTGCG